CGTAGTACTAATATCCACGGTTTTGTTTTTTGTATATTCGGATAAATCAAAGGCCTTTTCGCCAAACATCCTGGGATTCGTATTGATGACTTTTGCCTTTTTATCAGTAGCGATTTTTTATTACTATCCCATGCTTAAAAACAAAAACATGAACTCAAATATGGTGTTTGTATTAGGCGCGGCTATATTATTCGCCTCTGTTTTTTCTTATGTCGGAATGGTGATTGACGAGAACAGTTTAAATAATATTGGTATCGTTCTTTTAATCTTTCTTATAGCTATTGTGATTGTTGGTCTCGCTATAGTGTTCTATGTATTTGGCGATTACTTAAAGCAGCGTCGTGGAATCGTAGGACTTATCATTAATTTCTTATTTTTCATTCCTTGTCTTTTCATAGATTTTGTCGAGTTCTCAAAAAATCAGCTCAATTTAACGACGCGAACTGAATATATTTTATTGTTCTCGGAAATAATTTTAATACTAGGATATTTCTTCGCCGTCCCTCTTTTTAATAACGCAGCGTCCGTAGGAACTACCTATTTGTTAAAGACGCCTGTGTTTTTAAATAAACAAAAAGTGCTGTTAAAAGGCACGAGTTCTTTAGCTATACCAAAAAGCAAAAATTTAATAGCGCAACCCTCTTCAGAGAGCGTTTATAGTTCGAATTTTTCTATTTCGATGTGGGTTTACTTAAACGTTCAGACGAAAAATTTCGCAACGGATAAAGGAGGGTTAATGGAATCCACTATATTTTCTTACGGAGGCGGAAAACCAAAGATCACTTACACGAACAGCGACATAGATAACAAAAACAGAGATAGATATAATTTTTACTTCACAGATACGGCGGTCCAGGCGAATTATAAAGCCAGCCTACCGAGTCAAAAATGGAATTACATAGTATTCAATTATTCATCCAACAAGGTCGATTTATTTATTAATGGAAATTTAGAAACAACATTTTCTTTTGATTTAAACAATCGGTTGCCGATTTATTCCGATGACGACATTATAGTGTCTGGACAAGACAAGACAGGACTATACGGCGCAATATGCAATGTTGTCTATACAAAAGATAATTTATTAAACAATCAAATCGTGAATAATTACAATATTCTAATGTTAAAGAATCCCCCATTACTACAAATATAGCGTTTTATATAAATTAATTTGTTGCGATAATTTATATAAAAATGAGTGTTACGGTAATCGTTTTAGGAATTTTATTAGTCATTTTACTCTACATTTTATACTTATATTTGTCTCCGGTAAACGCATCATTATTGACTTCGGCATCATTGCTCGCTAAAAACCCCCCAATCACTAGCATAGAAAGCCCAAGATCACCGCGATACGCTTACGGCCTTTGGCTGTACGTAAATTCGTGGAACAACACAACGGATTACAAGCACATTTTATACAGAAACAATAATATTAAATTGTATTTAGACAAATCGCAGTTAAATCTTTATTTAGATATCTACATGAACAATAACAAATGGTTATCTCACGCCAGTAACAGTGGTTCAGCTATATTGATAACAAACAATTATCCCATTCAGAAATGGTGTTACATTGTTGTAAGCGTAGATAACATGTTCATCGATTGTTATTTAGACGGAAAATTGGTATTGTCGCAAAAAACGTTTATTACCACAACTGAAGGTAACACTTCGCCTGCTCAACCCCCTGACGTAGGAAGCAGTTCCGGGGGCGCGAATGTTATTTTAGGAGGAAGCGACAATGGTGGCGTGGGCGCTCTTCCTACGTACATCAGTTTTGATGCGGCTGTTAATAATTTCTCGCGTTGGGCCACGCCGGTAAATCCTCAGATTGTGTGGAATACCTACATCGCAGGAAACGGTTCGGGCGTTTTACCTAAGATGTCGGCATTTAATGCGAAATTAAATATATTGAAAAACAATGCCGATTACACATCGTTCTCATTATTTTAGTAATTTTTTTTGAATAGTTATATGTTATTATATATATAACTATGTCTCAACCACAGCAAGCCACAACAACATCAGCTAGTGATATGTTAAATCAGGGCATGCAATCTATTACAAATACATTAAATGACGCTAAAAATCAGGTAGCGCAATCATTTAACGGTTTTTCGTCTCAACCCAATGCATCTAGCGAATTTAGTTTTTCGAATACTATTATCGCCAAATTCGCATTCTTATTATTGGTGATAATCCTTTTTATGTTTTTCATTAATTTAGGAATAAATTTAATCACGTATATGACTTCTCCGGGCAATAACCCGTATTTGGTAAAAGGAATGAGAGGAGGAACAAATTCACTCAACATATCTCAGAACCCGAATGTATCGGGGTCCGTAAGTTTAATGCGGTCAAATAACGAATCGCGTGGAGCCGAATTCACGTGGTCTCTTTGGCTGTACATCGATGACTTAAGTCAAATCTCTTCCACTTATCAGCACATATTTAACAAAGGAGATTCGCAATACGGTTCGGACGGCATCTCAATGGTAAATAATGCGCCCGGACTTTATTTAGGTAACGGCGGCGACAACAATGTTGCGAAAAACCCAAGAAACACTTTACGCTTTATTATGGACACCGTAGGATCCAAAACAAAGGCTGGACAGACGGGCGCCACCCCCGGACCTTCTGGATCAGATCAAGACTTCATGATCCAGAATAAGGCGATAGTTGATGTTCCTAATGTCCCGCTCAAAAAATGGTTTCACGTCGCGATTCGCCTTGAAAACTCAGTATTAGACATTTATATTAACGGAACCATAGATCAACGTCAACGCTTAACGAATGTACCCAAACAAAATTATTACGACGTAAACGTTTCTCAAAACGGCGGTTTCACCGGCAACTTGTCTGATTTAAGATATTTTAATTCGTCATTAAATGTGTTCCAGATTAATACTATTGTATCAAATGGCCCTAATTTAAATACGAACGCTCAATACAGCAGTGAAATTAAATTAGATGATTACCGTTATTTGTCTTCGCATTGGTATAAGATTTAGAACACCAATCATTGTTACCAAAATAGTTATACATATATATGTATAACTATTATATTATATGGCCAATAATATTTTTTCATTAGATGCAATATGCGCACAACGAACAAAACGCCAATCATTAATTTTAGCCCCACCGCAGCGATTGGAAATCAAAAACCCTTATTTGTTATATCCGGGACGTACTCAAAATGATTTTAACATGCGCAGGAAAGCAGAAATACTACAGTATAATAAATCAGCATCTCAATCTAATCCGAAATTAACACGCGCGCAAAAATGGACTCAATTGGTTAGACCAAATGTCCCGGCAAAAGACGCATATAATAATACGATCTTATACCAGAACGACGGCTCTGGAAATTTTATACCATTCGTGGTTAAATTTCCAGATACTTATATTGTAACACAGGTTGTCGTTGGTTTTGATGTTTTTGGTAATCCTAGATACGGGGATGCATACGCAATCGTTCCAGGAACACTTCCTGCACCCTGTCCTACGAACATACCTGTGCCGAGTAGCTCTTCCGATGTTCCTGGTCCTGTTATGAATCTTTATTTGGACGATACAGTGCCGCTTGTATATTATAATAAAAACGTCGATTCTTATGGTATTATTAATCCCATAAATACCGATCCATGGACAACGATTACCAAAAATAATATATTTTTCTCAGATAGAGTCAATAATCTATTCATGAATTTGATCATTAATAACTCTATAAAAGACTACGCGTATACGTTTACGATAAAAACTCCAATCAGCATATATTTTACAGCAACAGTCAACTCCGACATTCCGGACGGTGTTATTGATCTACCGAATAACGCAATTAGTATTCAAAGCGCATCTATTTTTACTTTTTACAACGGAAAGCCCGTTACATACCAAAAAACGCCGGAGTTCTCGATAGACCAAGAACAAGCCGTTAATTTCGATATTCTGTTTAACAAACATTACATTAATAATGTTACTTACGATAGTAATGGCGTAGCTATTAACAATTCATATTATAATAACACCATAACTGGTAGTTTTTATGTAGGAACCCTTACTGTATCTAATTTTTATTTATTGACCGCCGCTAGTTATATCTATGATATTAATCTGAACTTTGCGATGAACATAGCTATGAACTCGCAATTTAGCAGCTACTTTACTGCACTCACCGTCGGCGTGAAATGTAATGTTGATAATAATACAAAGGTCTCGCAAAATATTAACATAAAAAACAACGGCGTTTATCCTTTAACCAAGTTTCAGTTTTCGGGCGTATAAAGCGGTATCGACAAAAAGATATTGAAAAAATCTGTAGAATAACTATGGATATCAAAGTCAATTTCGTCTATGTAATTAATTAACGAATACGACATGAATTCTAATTGCTCTATATATTCTATGGCCAATTCAACATATTTATCAAAAATTTTTATGGATTTGGTGTTCGAGTTCAATATTAGATGAAACAATTCCGAGGGGCGAGTCATGAAAACGTCGCACTGTCCGTCTTTTAACTTATGATAATTCGTTTCTATGATATCTAACATGGGCAATATTTCTTTAATCACTTGAATGGTTTGCACTGTGTGCTCCATGTTGTTTTTCTTTTGCTCTTGAAAATGCAAAATCAAATTACGCAAAATCTGTAATTGTAATATCAAATTTCTGTCGATTGTTAACTCGTTAGTAAAAGCGTTTTTTAAAACATTCGCACCTCGAACTTTGTCCGCTGCATCATTGAGGGTTTTAACAACGCCATCATTTCCTAATTTACTTGTTAATAAAAAACTAATGTAATCGATGGTTTTATTGTTCGGAATAAAATTTTGCGTTAGACTCATCTTCTTAATAAATATAATCCTTTTTATTTATATTTATTCGTCATTGAATTATTTTTGCATGGGGTCAACCGAAACCATATTTTCTGGTTCAGAAGGCTTAAATGGCGATGCATTTAAAAACGTATCCAAATTCGCGAATCCCTCATTATTGGTTTGATCCATAATTATTTCGCCGGCGTCAACGACAGTCGCCCCAATGACCTCTGCACCGACTTTAGCTCCGCCTGTTAAATCTTCGGCAGCGTTTTTCAAAGCTGACCCAAAAGTATAGCCAAACATATCTAAAACGTTTCTAAAAATAGGGGCAAATACACCAGTAATAACATCAACGATTCCCGTGCTTATTTCGCATATATTTATTCCTAAAAGAGATAAAACAATTAGGACCAAAAATATAATAATTATAGTGTTTTTATATTCCGTTGTGGTTGGATCTTCGCAAGTAGAGAAATATTTAGTTTGTGTGGTTTCCATTTTACTATATCATATTATTTTTATAAGAAGAGTTCGTTTAAAAATAAAATATAATTTATAGAATGATTCTAATGGGAATCTTTAACTATATCGATACGTTTTTTTTTATTAGTTTAGGAATAACGTTTATTCTTATTCTACTTTTGGTCTTCCACTTTAAGCAGCGTGTAGCTGATCTCGAGGAAAAAACAACTACTATGTTCGAAATAATCAATAATATTGTTAAAGAACTTAATTCGACAAAGGAACTCTGCTGTTTAGCGAATACTGTTCGCCCATTCGAAGAGAAAATTCCTATTGATTTGTTTTGTTCGCCGCCGATTTATCCTGGTCATAAGCAAGAGAAAATAATTGTTTCTGACGCAGAAAGTGAGTCGGACGGATCCGAATCAGAGTACGATTCAGAATCGGATGATTCCGAAGATGAAGAGGATTCAGATAATGATGAACCTCCCGCTCTACTCAGCATTGAGCAAGACCTCATAGTTGGTGACGACGATGATGACGTGAAAATTATTACAGTAGAAATCGGCGACACCATAGAAGTTGGCGAAATCGAGAACACCTTCGAGAATAGCGAGGAAGAGAAGCCGGAAGAAATAACCAACTTAGAAACGTCTGATGAGTTGCAAGTAGAAAAATTAGAAACCGATGAATCAAAAGAAACTTTAGCGGTAGAAGAATCAGTTGCCGATTTGCCTGCTGTAGAGACATCTAAGGAGATTTACCGCAAAATGACTTTACAAACATTAAAAACTCTTGTAATTACCAAGGGTCTTTCCAGTGATCCTAGCAAAATGAAAAAGAGCGACTTATTAAAATTATTAGAATCGAACGATGAACAATAAAATTATACTTGTATATATTATAAATGTCGGCACCTTTAGGATATAATACAAATAATAAATATCCCAAGTTCCCTCCGCTCATGTCGGATGGGCGCGCAGTCACAGCCTCTTTTCAACCCGAATCGGCTATTAATAACGACATCATCAATAAAAACAATATTAAATCGAATTGGGAATATAGGCAATTTTTGACCAAAAATGCAAAAGAGCTCATGGAACAAAATTTTCTTAATGCATGCAGCGACAGCGGCTGCATTGTTCCTGTTTACGAAATTCATAATAGCGCGAATGTGATAAAAGACCCTGCATCCACGCCTTTTTTCTATAAACCCGACAATTTAAATGCTCAGCCCTTCGGCTATAGCTCAAGTGATTTGAAAACCAATTATTTGTCGAGAGAAGAATTAACCGCACAAAAAGATGTGGCTCCGTAAAATCAATCGTTTGGCTCGAATAAATATTTTACAATGATATCAAAACCAATGAGACTTATTAGTTTTGATATAGGAATAAAAAACATGGCCTTTTGCTGTTTCGACCTATCTGGGTCCCATGTTTCGATAAAAGAATGGAATGTTCTCAATTTGATGGAAGAAGAGGCGATCAAAGATACTTGTTCCTGTTTATTAAAGGCCAAAAACAAACAATCCGTCGCACCAGTTTGCGGACGGATAGCTAAATTCAAAAAAAACGATATTTCTTATTGCGAGAAACACGCGAAGGCGTCAGCGGATTATAAAATACCGACTAAGGATTGTTCTCAAACATCTCTGAAAAAAATGAAAATGGAGCCCCTACGTGAATTATGCGCGAAGCACGGCATCGACATAAACGGACGATCAAAGGCTGTTATTTTGGATTTATTAATGGCGCACTTTTCGCGTACCTGTTTTGAACCAGTAATCGAAAAGAAGAAAAAAGCGGCGGGTGATACTGATTTGGTAACTATTGGTAAAAATATGAAACAAATTTTCGGCGAAATCGAGAACATGAATTCCGCCGACACCGTCGTTATTGAAAACCAAATATCACCCATCGCAAATCGTATGAAAACTATACAAGGAATGTTGGCCCAGTATTTTATTATGAAAAACACCGACACTTGTATTGAATTTGTGTCGTCGGCGAACAAATTAAAAGATTTTAAACCTTTAGAAAACACTCTACGAGACGGTGAAACGAGCTATAAGAAAAATAAAAAAAACGGCGTAGAATATTGTTCTCAAATCTTGAATTCGAAACCAGATTTTGAGAACTGGGCGCATGTGCTAAACAAGAAGAAAAAAGACGATTTGGCGGACTGTTTTCTACAAGGCATTTGGTATATTAAAAATAAGTATAAAATATCTTTATAATGCGGAGAACTTAAAAATAAATATTGTAGGATTAACATAATGGAAGTCATAGACATCGGATTAAACGATTTAGAACCAATTTCTCTCAGTTTTAACGATGGCCCTCCGTCCAAGGCCGTGAATTTTGGTCCAGGAATTGAACTATTAATGAATGATAAAAAAAAGCCGGCTTCTAGCGGAAGCGTAGATTTAGGAGATTTAAATAATTTAGAGAACGAGCTCAATGAATTGTCTGGTGCCGCAGAGGCGGCCAAGCCAACCGGTGAATCTAAAACGCTAAGCGGGTTCGCCTCCAGTCTTTTTGGTTTTGGCGGCTCGTCTAGCGGGGCGCCGGAATCGACGGACTCGAAATTGGGATCTGCGACGTCTGAAAGCGCTGGTAATACGAAGACCTGGGACGGATTCTCAAAACTCAACGAGGTGCCTTTACACGATGATCCTCGTTCCTCTGCGAAATTGACGGATCGCGAAAAGCGCAGAAAGAAGCGCGCAATGATTAAGAAATTAGAGGAATGGCATGATAAGGGTTTGATTAAACATAATTCTCATTTTAATATGGATTCTAATTTCGAAGAAGTTGAGGATGAATACGAGACGGCCCTTGAGGATAAACGCAAAAAGGATAGCATCAAGTTGCAAGGCTGGTGGTTTATGACCTTCGTTAATTCTATAGAGTACGGTAACGCGGCATTCAACCCGTTTGATATCAATCTCGATGGTTGGGGAGAACAAGTAAATGAAGACATCGATAGTTATGAAGAGATTTTTGCCGAGTTACACGATAAGTATAAGGGCGGTAAATTGGCCCCCGAGCTCTCTTTGTTATTACGCCTTGGTTTCAGTGCCGCGGTGGTTAACTTCACGAATAAGGCGCTTTCTACGAGCGTTCCTGGCTTTAATGATGTGATCCGCCAAAGCCCTGAACTAATGAAGGCTTTCACGAATGCTACAGTTAATTCTATGAGCCAGCAATCGCCCGGGTTCGCTTTCGCCAACAATTTGATGCAGGAACAACAAAGTCGCCCTCGCGGACCCCCTCCTCCTGCTCCTGTAGAGACGAAGAATATGCCCCCACAACAGCGCCCCACGATGACTTTCACTGAGGCTCCCGGAAATCGTCAGGACATTAATGCAGCAAGAGGTGCAATGTTCAGCGAGAAGGGCGTAGAAATGAACTCGTTTACAAACTTGAATGAGCCAGAAAACAGAATGCGTGCTCCCCCAATTCAACCCATAGCCACAAATCGTCCAGAAATGCGCGGCCCACAAAACACCGATATTGATAATATTCTTTCTGGTCTTAAAACCAGAACCGTAGATATTCACGAAGCGAGACAGGAAGAAAACGATTCCATGATATCGATCAGCTCGCTCAAAGAGCTCCAGAATAATAACATGCCCAAGAAGTCTCGTAGAAAGCCGCGCTCAGATAAGAATACTGTATCATTAGACATATAAAATGCAAGGGCATGCGAAGCATACCCGTACCCCTCCTACCAGTTTGGCTCTTTGAATTATCATCGTTACTTAATATATTTTTCTGGTAAAAATCTAGTTTCGGTGCAGATAACGCTAATATTAAAAATAATATTTAAAATAAGGGTTTAAATATTATTATGCAATTATTGTTATAATGCTTGAGTTGTTTACTACAATCGAAAACAATTTTGCGTTCATAAAAGAGGTTTGCGCGCATAAATATAACGATATATCGCAAAAAGTGATGACATACATTAATACGTTTAATATCGAACAAACTATCTTTGATATCTGTTTTTTCGGAAATCGCTCTTACGAAAACGTCAGAAAGTGGTGCGTATATTTGTATGATAATTATAGCCTTATCAATAAAAGTGTAAATTATATTCATTATGGCTCGGCTTCTATTATTGCTTACGCCCAGCAAAAAAGAATCGAGCCAATGTCGAAATCCTGGTCATGCGTCTCTGCTATTATTAAGTCGTATTATACGTATAAAGATTTCAATTATAGATACAACGAATTATATGACTTTGAGCAACCGGTCGCTTCGGATAAAATGGTTTTTCTTTATAATAACATATACACTACGGTAAAAACCGTCGTCGAGACAGAAACGACTGTCGCAGAAGCATTGATAACGTACAAACATGATAATAAGATTATTCATCGCATTTGTAACTCCAAAAAGGCGCAAAACGAGACGGAAATTAGCAAAATTGTTACTGAATTATCCGATGTTAAATTTTTGAGCATTGAGTATCATAGCAGAGATTACGTACAGCCCATTGTTCTCGAATTAGACAAAAATGAATATTTGATCAATAACGAAATATTATCCTGCTCTTTTATCAAGCGTTTGTTAGAATATCAAACGGCGTATAATAAATTTGATAAAAACTATACTGTTGTAATTATGGATAATAATTTGAGGAAGATTTCATTAAATTTCGGCGAATATATTGTTTTACATAAAACCTATTATACGATTATGAATGAAACCGAAACACGCGAAAATATATATAAAGATCGCAATGAAGTTGTTAGCGAAATTTCTAAAGAGATGCTATTAAACACCAGGGACACGAACGCAGACGGATCATCGCTTAGCGAAGTTTCGAATGAATAAGACAAAAATGATTTAAAAACTAAAGGATTATATTTATCACGGTAGCATCGAACATGGAAACATTGAACATATCTGCACCACAACACGTTTTGCATGATAAATGGGATTTGTATTACCATTTACCACACGACAAAAATTGGGATTTATCTGGTTATACGGCGATTATGAAATCGATCGATAATGTAGAACAGGTTATTCTGTTGAATGAATCTATTACTGAACACGTCGTAAAAAATTGTATGTTCTTTGTTATGCGTAATAGTATTACGCCCATGTGGGAAGATGCCCGTAATAGAAACGGGGGATGTTTTTCTTATAAGGTAATTAATAAACAGGTATTTGAAGTATGGAGAAATCTCTTTTATATGCTTTGCGGTGAGAATTTGTGCTCACAACAGGAATTAAATAAGCATATTAATGGTATTACTATATCCCCTAAGAAAAATTTTTGTATTATTAAAATATGGCTGGACGTTTCGACGTATCAAGATCCGAATATCATTAATGATATGCCGAATCTTTCCAAAAACGGCTGTTTATTTAAGAAACACGAGCCCGAATTTTAATATATTGAAGAAATAGCCCTCGTTATTTCTTCAATGACTTAATTTGCTAATAAATAATACCCATGGTAACCTACCGACGCGAAGGCTAACATCAAGATGAGTTCAAATACTTTTCTAGGAGTTTCGTCTTTTTGTAAACCAACATATACCATTAACGGTCCTACGACCAAAATATGGATATAATTTATCCAAGCATCCTTTTTAAATATAGATTTGTAAACATGATATCCAATTACTAAAAGTCCAGTGAACAGAATAACAGGATATAAAAATTTAGGCATGTCTGTTTGTTTGATGCCAATATATCCTAAAAGAGTAGAGAAAAGCAAAATATGCGCCAAATGAATATAAAAATCTTTCATTATATTATAGCGAATGAAAAAATTCCATTATAATAGTTCTGAAAAGCGCGTTCATAAAGGAAAACATATTACTCGCAAAGTTATAATTAAGGGCGGAAAGGGTTATAAGTCGGTTACTATGAAACGCGGAAAACGTAATCATACTGTAAAACACGCGCTGAAAGACAATGAAATACATCAAATCAAGAATGGAAAATTCATTAAGGGATTATTTAAAGATTGTAAGAAGGGAGCCAAGTGTCCCTAATCCCTTTATTTAGACACTCGAACATATATAGATATATATTTTCGATACTTAGTAAAATGAAAGACAAACGTAGCGTAAAGTTTCATTACATGCGCGACATATGGATTATACCAAACACAGAAGATATTACAGATGCGGGTCTTAAAGAAAAACTATGGTGGTCTAAAAAAGAGACGGAAGACATAAAAACTTGTGCGTTTCGAGAACTTGATAAAATTAGTTTATTTAATCGCGAATACAATCGCAAACAATTATGTAAAACGATTTGGTATGAACTCGACTTTGATGCGATTTACGAAATGTTAGAGACCTTTAAATTAACGAATAAAATTGAATTAAAGAAACTTTATGAATTATATACAATTAAACATCACAATGAAACGAATTCAAAAATACTTTAAAGGATTACATAGACCAATAACGTATACTATTGGCGAGAACGCCGAAGAAAACGAAGACATTATTGATGCTGCGAATTCCGACGACACGTGGTTTCATGGCCAAGGGTTTTCGTCCTGTCATGTTATCGCCGACGTCGCCGGTTTATATTTAGATAAAAAGCAAAAACGACAAATCGTAACGCAGGGCGCGCTATTATGTAAGCAATACTGTAAATACTCTTATATGTCTGATCTGGCGATTATTTATACAGAGGTTAAAAACATACAGAAAACCAATATTAAAGGTACAGTGATGACGAAAGATAAGGTGAAAGTGCGGATCGTGTAGGGAAACGTACTTGGCTCGCTCCGCGTACCCGTAGCCCTCATTAAAATCAGTGTGGCGCTCTTACCCCTAATTATAATGTAAAGGAGGGGGCACGGGGGAACCTTGGTTCCCTCGCATCCTTATCTATCACAACTTCGCGCAATACGTTTTTCAAAATCTTATCCATATATTTTTCGTCCTCTTCTTGTGTTTGGCCGCCTAATGCGACCAAAGACAAATGCAAATAATCCTCGTTTTGTTTCGTATCTATTCGCGTACATTCCGGATTCTCTTCTTGCCATTTCTGTAGTTGACTCAGATTCAGTTGCGCCACGCGATTTACCGCCTTTTGTAACTTCTCCTTATCCGGTCCCTCTTTTTCCCACATATCGTTGTTCTTAATATAAACGATCTCGCGTTTAATATCCGTACAATGAAGAGGGCGCTTGTGCACATCGATCTGTCTTAGGCCGTGTAAAATAATTCGCGAAATGCCCTCTACGTATCCTAGGCGACCCGTCGTTTCAAAATCTTTCACTTGTAATTGCAAAGAGTTCACGAATTCGGTAATATTAAGCGCGTCCTTACACGTCTCATTCAAAAAGACATTCAGATTGAAATGATTATTCGTAGTATTATGCGAGTTCATGTTATTGGTTACCGTCTGATTTTTTGCGAGTTCAAATATTTGTTTCTGTAGATCGTGATTTTGCTCCATAAGTTTCAATACCATTTCATTAGTGACTAGCGAATTTTGAGAACTGGGTTTCGACTGCATAACAGTGCATTTTTTGCGGTGCCGCCAGAGCCCGGATTTGTCCTTATACTCTTTAAAACAATTACTGCATGTATGCTGCGTCCCACTGACGTATAAATTTGGTAAAGAGGATTTTATCAACCAGCTAGCAACTTTATCAACGTGTTTTTTGGTGTTTTCGTGTTTTGTAAAGTCCTTTTTATTTTCAGTTCCATAGCAACATGCGTCACAAAAAAATCGGGGTGTTGCATTTATGGTCTTGGGATTTTTTTGGGACATTTTATCCTAAAATAGCAACCGAAAAAATCCCCTACCGACCTTCCGAATTTTATAAAAAAATTATGCAGCGACATTTTGGCGTATTTTTTTGGTATTTACAGCATTTCAATCACAAACCACTTTTTACGAAAATTTGAAATCGTCTTTTTCCGTTTTTGGACATTTTAAAAATGTCCATTTTCAAAAAGTGAGCCCATTTCTTTTCCGGGACTTTGTTACTGAAAAAACTATTGGGATATCTATGAATATTTCTGAGACCTATTATGGTGTGAATAATAAATATTGTAATATTAGGACATTTTTCGAGAACTTCCATAAAATTCAGATAATTTATCATTACACCTTTTCGCGACGACAAAAAAATGATTTATTTATTGTTTTGTGATTCTAAAACAAGACAAAATGAGGGAGCAGCAAAAATTTATTGGAACTCTTACAACGAGTAGACCTCTTACTCGTGAGGAGATAAACGAGTATAATAGAGTGGGCAGCGAATCCATTAATATGTATTTGGGGTTTGTAGATGATTCAATGAATCAGTTGGAGGGGCCTAAGGATACTAAACAAGATGATTATGTAGATGTGAAAGAAGGGTTTTTGGAAACATTACATTGGATGAAATCCAAAGACATCACGTTGACTGGGCGCATTACTTATGCGTATGAGGATATGTTTATAGATGAGATAGGGGTGGGTTTGGAGCATTTGAGGCGTTTCCTTGGTGTGTAACACATTACAAATTAGATGTTCATGGTCTCAAAATCGTCTCAGATGTCATTAACTGAAATATGCATTTTGGGCGTTTGAAAATTTATGAGAAGGCATATAATTATTTTATCAATATTTAGAGAAAAGCATTTTAAAATTGTTTTTTCTTACTATATATTATATTCATTACAATGAGCGAGGAACGCAATAAACAAAGAATAGCCGAGTTAAAAGAATCGGAAAAAAAACAAAAGGATTTAATAAAACAGGTTAAAAAGGAAAATAAATCTACAATTTCTAAGTTGAAGAAAACATGCCAAACAAAAACAAAAAAACACAACAAAGAGATGGCAAAACTAAGAGAAAAGACTTTGAAACTAAAACTGGAAAAAGAAGAATTAGTGGAATGTGAAGCCCTTGTTAAGATAAAAATTCATCACTTTGAACGGGCAATTGGGAGGCATACAGATAGTTTACGCGAAATACAAGAGAAAATAGCTCAATTAAGGGATTAAAAATATCCGTAGAACGACACTCATTTCAAATATCGGCGTTTGAAATGAGCCTTTCACGTAATGATTACGAAATAATAATATACATGGTCAGGCACGCATACCAAATAGTTTTATCT